CCACCAGTGTGTTGTATCTCATTTACTTTTAGAATGCTTGCCATTATCGTTTATCCTAAATCTTTCTACTATTTATTCATCTTGACCAGTTGAAGGGTTATAATTTTTCGCATCTTCAAAGAAACTTGTTGTCTCATTGAAACCGAAGTTATCATCATCTGGATCGAATTCTGCGGCAGTTGCATTAGATGGATTCGGTGCAACTGTATATCTCTGTTCTCTTGTAGGAGCATTGACAGGAGTATTTGCATACTGGTCAACTTGAACTGTTCTCACAACATTCGTTGAAGTAATTGGGCCATACAAGTAATACTTTGCAGTAAACGAGAGAGTGTAAATAATTGAACGGCGACTTGTAAAGTCTCCCTCATAATCATCCTCATACCCAATACTATTCAATACAATTGGAACATCTCTGATAATATCCAACTCAGGCACTTCTCTCAAAGTTACCGTGTATTCTGGTTGAAAGTAGGGAAGGATTTGTTCTACAATCTGTAACGCATCATCTGAGTTCTTTGCCATAACAAAGAGTTCAAAGTCAACATTATAAGGAACAGGCATGAAACCAGACTTTAACTGATTATTATCTGCACCATCTAATACCTTCTTTGCTTTCATAATCTTGTTTTGTTTTCTGGAAGAATCATAAGATAAACCAGAAATCTCAAAACCAATACGAGGAAGTGTAACCGCAACCTTTTTTGCAAGGTTAGGGTCTTCTGTCAATCTTGACAACCACTTCTGTTTTGGCCCATATGCAAGAGGAACTTTAAGTGTCTGTGTTACATTACCACTTGCATCTTTCTTTGTCAACTGAATATTGTTGAAAAGTGTTCCAAATGCAACCACAATGTTTCTTGTGGATTCGTTATAAAAATATTGTCCAATCATAATTAGTTCATCCCAGCATCACCAAATGGATTTGATTCGGTGAAGTCTAATACATTATCATCCTCTGTTTCAAAGATGTCGTTCATTGCGTTTTCGTCAATCGTATCTACGACATAACTTTCTAGTATTATATAGGACGCCGATGCACCCTCTACTGCATTCTCTAGTACAAGAGAACCAGTGCCATCTTCCAATGACATTTGATGTGATAACATATCCAAAGAGTTGTCATCTTCAATAACATCAATCTCTGCAATCCCTGTGTCAAGTGCTTCTGAAGCATACTCAAAGGTTTTGCATTTTAACTTATATGTAGGTAGATTCTGCACTTGGTAAAATGGGTCATCATGGTCTACAAAAGTAATTTCAAATAACTTACTCGCCTTTGGAAAGTAAATTAAGTCTCCCTCATTGGGGCGAGAAGATTCGATAATATTATTGTCAATCGAAACGAACTGTTCCCACCTTCTCCTTGCAACTACAAAGGTTGCATCGTCCTGTATGTCTAAACCAAACTTAGACATGAGTTCTTTTTCACCCTCATATCCGTCAATTGTTTCCATATACATTTCGATAAGATATGCATCTTCAAACGAAGAACCAATATCTTCACCAAAGATTTCATCAGTACCCGCCAACTTACGAGGAATATAATAAACATCCTGCCCGTAAATACGAAGTTGCTCTATGATTAAATCTTCATAGAGAGCCTGTTCTGGTTTTGTACCTGTATCGAAATATACATTCGTTGGCATAACTTACCCTATCATATGCATAGGCGGTAGTTCATATGCAAGTTGAATTTGTTCTTCCAACTTGTCAATCTCTTCCTGTGCCTGTGTATAAATTTGTTCACCGTTTAGTGCAACACCACCCAACATCTGAATACCTTGAAACTTAGAAAGGTTTGCACCCCATTGTTTCTTAATCAATTGAGTTGCATACTTCTTCAAAAAGATATCATCCCATACGTCAGAATATGTCGCTGGATCAATCTTACGATAACATTCGATAATCAACCAATCATTATCTACATAGTCTGTCTGGAAGTCTGCATCTAAATATAATCTGTTTTGATGTTGGTTGTGACGAATGGCAGTCTCACCAATAAGAATATGATCTAGAAAATCTAGATGTTGCATTGTCATTTCATAGTGAATGACTGAGGTTGAACTGAAATCATACAAGTCATTCAACCTTAACTGATAACGAATGTCAAACATATTCAATGCTTGTTTATCAGTCAGAGGGAATACCTTTACGATAGATATGATAGAACTTGGAACAGGAATATAGTTCTTCTGTTCATACCAAGTTGCAGTTGTAGAACCATCCACATCTGTTACTGCCGTTCCACCATCATTACCTCTTGCACGAGTGATATCTGCTGCACTAATTTGGTATTTCAGATATACTCTTTCAACACCATCGTAATGATATTGTGAAAAGTATTGAAGTGCTTCGTCAATTCTATCTTCAACTTGGTCTGGATCTACATTGATTTCAATAACTGGTTTACCTAAACTCCTTAAGCACCATTCCTTAAAATCTGTTCTTGTTGTTGGTATTGCCATATTTTCTTATCCTAATGCTATTGCTACTGCAATGGCGAAACCTTCAGTTGTTCCACCGCCACCGGCATTTGCAACCTCTACTACTGTTCCATCAGATTTCTTTGTATAAATTTTCTGATCAGCAGAGTTGACTGCAACCTCGCCGATTTCCAAATCGCTCGAAGAAGGAATTGAAGTCGCAGTCTCCGAGCGTTTTGGTTTAATCGCAATAGTCATAATGTTTTATCTCCAATAATACTTATTAGAATGTTCCACCGTCAATACTTGTAGCAAAAGAAAGTGTATCAGTGTTTGCGGTATAAAACAATATACCATCATCAGAACCACCACCGTCAAGAGCAGATAAAGTATTGGCAGAGTTCGCAACCAGAACAGAACCTTTTGCAACAGATGTCAATCCTGTTCCACCACTTGCAACAGCAATTGTGTCTGCGTTCCATGTTCCAGTTGTGATTGTTCCCAAAGTAGTAATGGATGATTGTCCAACATATGTTGAAGCAATATCAATTGCATTTGCAGATACAGAAATTCTGTTTGAAGTTCCTACTGCATCAATTGTGTTACCAGTTTTTGTTAAACCGTTACCAGCAGAAATCTGTCCGGCACCAGAGAACTGATCGAAGGTAATGTTAGTTGTTCCAAATGTTGGAATTCCGTTGTGAGTTGCAACATAACCGTTATCAGCGTTTGCAGTTCCCTCTTCAACGAATGTGAATACACCACCAGTTAATTCAGCGGCATCGTTTGCATCTGGTGTTCTTGTAAGAACAAATGCAGCAGAACCAGAACCAACAGTTGTTACCTTATAGATACCATTCTGTGTTTGTGTTGTTTGGTCTTTAACAAGAACTCTGTCGTTCAATACAAGTGAAACCCCATCAATAGAGATTGCACCGTTTGAACCAGCAGTCAATGTGCCTGCACCATTACTGTAAGTTGCAGACAAGTCAGCAGTTGTAGCAACACGAACTGATTCTTTAACATCTAGTCCGTTTGCAACACTGTCAACATAAGACTTGTTTACGAGTGAGTCTGAACCAAATCCAGCACGGCCCTCATAACCAGAAGGAACTGTGACTGTTCCTGTTCCGTCTGGAGCAAGTGTCAAGTCACCGTTTGTGTCTGTGGTTGAAATTGTATTTGCATCAACTGTAATGTTATCAACATCAAGTGAAGTGATACCATTCAAGTCTGTCTGAGTTCCACCCAATGCAACTGTATCAGAACCGATTGTTACAGAACTGTTTACAAGTTTCACATTTGTGATTGAACCAGCAAGTTGTGCGTTAGTGATTGTTCCTGTCAACTGTGTGGTTGCAATCGAAAGTGCAGCCTGATGTTGTGTTACAGAACTTTGTGTAATATTTGCGTCTGGCACATTTGCCCAAGTAACAACACTAGACAAGTCGTTTGTCTCAGCAGTCAAGTATGATTGTAAATCACTAATCTGTGATTCAGTGATAGACAATGCTGCTTGGTGTTGTGTTACAGAACTCTGAGTGATGTTTGCATCTGGAACATTTGCCCAAGTTACTGCAGCAGTCAAGTCGTTTGTTTCAGCAGTCAAGAAACCAGAGTTTGCATTTGAATAGTTTGCCAAGTCATTGTCTACAACCAAGTCAATTGCACCGTCACCGGCATCGTCATAAGTTGCAGTCAGTCTTGTGTGTGAACCGTTTGTTACTAACTGTGCCGCAGTAATATCTTCAACTGCTTCTGCTGTTACTGCATCTGCAAAAGAGAGTTCACCAGAACCATTTGTCTGTAGGAACTGACTTGCAGAACCATCAGAACTTGGTAGTGTAAAGGTTACACTTGCACCTAGTGAGTTTGGTGCTTTCAATGCAACATGGTCAGTTCCGTTTGAAGTTCCTTCTTTGAACTTCATCGAACCACCAGTTGTTGAGTTATTACCAACAATGAAATCATCTACTGCTTTGTTACTATCAACAAGGATAGCAGAACCAGCAGTCAGAGTTCCAGCGGTATGATCAATAAGGTCGTTGTACGCCTTACCACCGATTAGTTTTACTGTAGAACCATCACCGATATAGAATTTCTCGTTGCCGTGGGTATAGGCGAGTTCACCGTCTGCAAGGGATGATGGCGCAGTTGATCCAGTAGATCTTTTAATTTGTAGGGTTAATGCCATTTTTTTATCTTCCTATTTGTTAAAAACTTCCACCACTCAATACGAGATTGCCGGAGGTTGTATCAAGTTCGTTTCTTGCAGTCCACTTTCCAGTAGATGAACGATACTGTAACAAAGAACCATCTTGCACTGGAAAAGATGTTACATCAACATCAGATAGTGCAGAGAGTTGAATTGATGCAGCAGATGCCTGAGAACCAGTATCCCCTTTCGGGCCTGGCACTGTTACACGAG